TCCAGGGTAAGAGGTGATCTGCGCTAGGCCCGCACGAGGTGTGCCTACAGATAGCGCATTCATTATGTTGGATCCTCGGAGAGGTTCATACCAAATATACAAGCACCCTTGTTGGGTAGGTGCATTATTGGCCTTCACCTCTATCTCAACATCACTTTTCCAGTAATTGAAAAAGTTCACCTTATTGCGTACAAGTTCATCAGCGAGGTAGTCTCCAGGGAAATCCATGGAATGTATGTCAGAGTCGTCAATGGTAGTGTCTGCATTAGGTATGGAAGGTAGGGGTTTCGTAGAAGTACTCCAAAGAGCGCTATCTACCGCTACAAATGTTTTCAGGATATTTTCCAAGGATTGATAGTTGCTATCACCCATGCATGAAACTTCTTGGTCATCAATAGTTTCAATTTGCGCATTGGTTACGGTAACATCAACCTGTCTGGGAGTTTCTTGCACGCTCTGGTTGTTAGAGACGAAGATATCCTGAGTGGTGTTGCTGTTGGTGTTTGTTTGATCTAATGTTTCGTTGTTGTGTGTGTTAGCGGGCGGTATCTTTTCTAGTCCACACTGAAATTCTACAATCCCAGCTGTGCGCATTGCCCAATGGCACGGTGAACCGAGGACGGGGTGAGACTTTGTGGGGCTGCCACGAGGCGTCTCAGCACTGAATAGTGCACCTATGTTATTAGGAGTAGCAATACTCTTGGGAACTTTACGTCCAATGTACCCAAGTGCAAGATCACACTCCCCAACACCCAGAATTATCTGGCTCAGACAGTTTTTATGCTCTACAGTCAAAGAGGTGTTGAGGAGTGGTAGATTTCAGAAGTAGTCTCCGTAGAGTTCCTCCATCATCTCATCGTAGGTGTAGTCCAAGAAGTTTAGAGTACACCCGGTGGCCTCGTTAGCGGTCTCGAGCTCAGCTTTGAATTCTTCGTAGAATTCTACACCATGCGCGGTTGCTTCTTTGAGGGCCTCACTGCAATTCTCCTCAGTTTGCAGTTTCTCGAAAGAGGGGCGTGTCCATAAGCACATCTCATAAATCACATCCTTATCAAGTGCACCCATCCAGATACCTTCCGTTTGCACGAAAGATCTCTTTAGGAATGACAACTCAGATAAGGGTCGGGTCGTGTGTAAGGCTCCAGTCTTAGCTTCATCAGTATAGGTCAATCCAACACTTGCAAATGCCTTTGTAATTGTAGTTTGATTAAACCAACTGGTGATACCAGCGCGCACAGATAGCACACCGTCATCACCATAGGTAACCATCCTTACATTCCGCCGGAAATCACAGCTCAGGGGTAGTCCTTCTTCAGCCTTCAGTTGGAGGTAAACATATCTAAACATAATCATTTGGAACATAGAGTTCACG